CGTAAGGCAGCAGACTCCTATGCCCGTGCTACAACCGCCCGTACAGGCGTCCTGGACACTTCTAAACTGCATACCTACAAGTACAATGAAGACCTGTTCAAGAAGGTCTCTGTGATCCCTGACGGTAAGAATCATGGTTTGATTTTTGTGCTTGACTGGAGTGGTTCTATGAGCCGTGTGATGATGGATACTGTTAAGCAACTCTATAATTTGATTTGGTTCTGTAAGAAAGTTTCTATTCCTTTTGAGGTCTATGCTTTCACTAATGAGTGGAAGCGTCCCAAAATTGATTATGAAACTGGGGATGTGATCCAACAAATGGACTTCTCTCTTGCTTATGAGGAGAAAGAGAATCTACTTTCGGTTGGTCATGATTTTGCAATGATGAATATTCTTACCAGTCGTGTGAATGGTAAGCAACTAGAACATCAGATGATCAATATCTGGCGTGTTGCCAACTATTTCTCTGACCAATACATGGTTGGATATGGTATTCCTCCCCGTATGAGTTTGTCTGGTACTCCTTTAAATGAGGCATTTGTTACTCTCCATCAGATTCTTCCTAAGTTCCAGCGTGAGAACAAACTGCAGAAGGTTCAGTGTATTGTTCTGACTGATGGTGAAGCAAATCATCTTACCCGTCACGTTATGGTGCAACGTCACTGGGAAAAGGAACCTTATATGGGTAAGCGTCAAATGGTTGGTGGTTGCACCTTCCTTCGTGATCGTAAGACTGGTAATACCTATCAGGTTCCTTATGGTTGGCACGGTTTCACTGATCTAATGCTTCAGAATCTCCGCGACAACTTCCCTACTGTTAACTTTGTTGGTATTCGTGTTCTTGAGAGCCGTGATGCAAATCACTTTATGAAACTCTATTACGATCAAAACTCCGATGAGTTCCGTAAGATCCAGAATGAGTGGAAGAAGCAGCGTAGTTGTAACATTAAGAACTCTGGGTATCACGCATACTTTGCTATGTCTGCTACATCACTTTCTCAAGATGCTGAGTTTGAGGTTGATGAAGGTGCCACAAAAGCAAAGATTAAGTCTGCTTTCATTAAGTCTCTCAAGACCAAGAAACTAAATAAGAAAGTTCTAGGTGAATTTATCTCTCTGGTAGCATGACAAAAGAAAACTGGAAAGAGATTGCCATCGCATCAGAAAAGGACCCCAAAGTCATTAAAATCCTCCAGGAGGGTCCTAGGTCTTTAGGTCAGGCATACTTACTCCAGGCTATGCGATACAAGTATGGACAGTCTGGAAAGTGAACACTCTGCCCCTGACTCTGCCCCACTCTGCCCTATAATAACTTCAGTTAAACAAAACAACTAATGGGTCTCTCCAAAGAAAGCATCATCAACTGCCTTCGTGAATCTTATGGTGAGTCGGTTACTTCTGCAGAGATCAAGGCATTCTGCAACATGAATGACTTCAACTATCAGACCATCACCAACAAACTGACTGACTTAAAGTTGGTCGTGGTAAGTGGAATCTGGAAGTAACGAAAGAAACTGTAGAAGAACTGGAAACAACTTATAATGGACCTGCAGCACTACCTGCAGTAGAGCAAAACCTTATCCCCACGAAAGATGATTCCTTCGTCCAGTTTGGTAATTTCACAGATATTAAAAAAATTATTAAGTCCCGTGTCTTCTACCCTACGTTTATCACGGGTCTCTCGGGCAATGGTAAAACGTTCTCTGTGGAACAAGCGTGTGCTCAACTCGGACGAGAACTCATCCGAGTCAACATCACGGTAGAGACTGATGAAGATGATCTTATTGGCGGTTTCCGTCTTGTTGGTGGAGAAACCGTTTGGCACAACGGACCCGTCATTGAAGCCTTGCAACGGGGTGCTGTGCTGCTCCTTGACGAAATCGACCTTGCCTCAAACAAAATTCTCTGTCTTCAATCTATTCTCGAAGGAAAGGGAGTTTTCCTCAAGAAGATTGGCAAATGGATTACGCCCGCAGAAGGTTTCCAAGTATTCGCAACCGCCAACACCAAAGGCAAAGGTTCCGACGACGGACGATTCATCGGAACTAACGTGCTCAACGAAGCATTCCTTGAACGGTTCCCTGTAACCTTTGAGCAAGAGTATCCCACGACTGCAATTGAACAGAAGATCCTTGGTAAGATCTGTACGGATGAAGAGTTTTGCAAACGTCTTGCTGATTGGGCAGACATCATCCGTAAGACCTTCTACGATGGTGGTATCGAAGAGATCATCAGCACTCGTCGTCTGGTTCATATTGTGAAGGCATACAGCATCTTCAACGACAAGGCAAAGGCAATCCAAGTTTGTGTGAATCGTTTTGATGATGAAACCAAGCAGGCATTCCTGGAACTGTATGATAAGGTTGATGCTGATTTCGTGATGCCCGTTGACGAGGAGACACAATCCTGATATAATTATGGCAAACTCATGGTCCTTTCTATTTGATGATTTAAATATGACTAATCAAGACTATTGGGAAGACGACGGATTTAGTATCGTAGGTAATCCTGGCACTGCATCTCCTGATATTATTAACTTCGGAGCAGCTGCCCAAGACACACTAAGTCTCTATGGAGCATCTAGTTCAGATACTATTTCTTTTGATGTGAACATTCCTGAAACTAAAAACAATAAGTACAAATATAGTGAGGATGTAATTCTCAAAGAACTGACCGATTATATTGCTGGTACATACAACCAGCATTATTCTGCTGGTGATGATAAAATTCAAACACTTGATTTGATTGAAGCATGTGGTGATGGTGAATCCTTCTGCCGTAGCAATATCCTCAAGTATGCCTCTCGATATGATAAGAAAGGCACTGCACGTCGTGACATTATGAAGATTTTGCATTATGCTGTTCTTCTGATGCATTTCAACGACAAGAATGCACAACGTGAAACTTACCCCCAGTGAAACTGAGACCTTCCAATACTATGAAACTGTCCGATAAAACTATCTCTGTCCTGAAGAATTTCTCTTCTATTAATCAGTCTATCCTGTTCAAAGAGGGTAGTAAACTTCGCACTATTAGTGTGATGAAGAACATCCTTGCAGAGGCAACTATTACTGAAGAATTCATGAAAGACTTCGGTATTTACGATCTCAACCAGTTTCTTAATGGTCTGAGTTTGCACCAGAGTCCTGAACTTGATTTCAAGAATGATGGTTATGTTGTCATTCGTGAAGGTAAGTCTCGTTCAAAGTATTTCTTTGCTGATCCTAATGTGATCGTGACTCCTCCTGAAAAGGACATCACTCTTCCTTCTGAAGATGTTTGTTTTGAAGTGAGCACCGATCAACTTGAGAAACTTCTTAAGGCATCTGCTGTTTATCAACTGCCTGACCTGTCTGCTGTTGGTGAGAATGGTGTTATCAAACTGGTCGTTCGTGACAAGAAGAACGACACATCCAACGATTATGCTGTTGTTGTTGGTGAGACCGATAAAGAGTTCTCTTTCAACTTCAAGGTAGAAAACATCAAAGTTCTCCCTGGAACTTATGAGGTGGTGGTGTCTCAGAAACTTCTCTCTCGTTTCACTTCTAAGAACCATGACCTCACTTACTACATCGCACTCGAACCCGACTCCACCTTCGGGTAAGAAGGATTATCAAGGTCCCCTCTATGCACCATGGTGGAAAGTTGAAGAGGGGAAACGTAAATTTCGTGAATGGCTTAAAAAACAACAGTGAAACACATCCTTTTTACCCTTCGGGGTTGTCCGTTTGAACTCCTTGATGATGAAGAGTTCATTCGGATGCTTTTGTATAGAGCAACAAAAGAATGTAAATCTACTCTACTCAACCTGGCAGTACATAAGTTTGACCCTCAAGGGGTTACTAGTATTGCTATGCTTGCGGAGAGTCATATTTCCATTCATACTTGGCCTGAGAAAGGCATGGCAGTTTGCGATGTCTTTACCTGTGGTGATACTGCAGAACCTCAAAATGGTGTAGAATATATGAAAGAACAATTGAAGGCAACTGATATTGTGTCTAATGAATTTGTTCGTCCTTTGGAATGATTATGCGTGATGAATTTCTCTGGGTTGAAAAATATCGACCCAAAACTATTGAAGAATGTATTTTACCAAGTAATATTAAGAAGACCTTTCAGGACTTCCTAGATAAAGGTGAAGTACCTAATCTTCTCCTGGCAGGACCTGCTGGGTGTGGAAAGACTACTGTAGCAAAAGCACTATGTAATGAATTGGGGGTAGATGTTTATGTCATCAATGGATCCGATGAAGGACGATTCTTGGATACTGTCCGAAACACTGCGAAGAACTTCGCTTCGACCGTCTCACTTTCTTCTTCTGCAAAACACAAAGTCATCATCATTGATGAGGCAGATAACACAACCAATGATGTACAACTCCTCTTACGGGCGTTTACTGAGGAGTTTAGTGGCAACTGCAGGT